CGCTGATTTCAGCCGCCTTTGAAACGAAATCCATCCAAATAGTGCGTCCATCTTTCTTTTTATCTTTGATCCCATTGGTGGGAACCTTTTTAATACCATTTATATGATAGGGCGGATTTCCCATAACCACATTAAAAGACATATCACACGTCAAGAAATCCTGTATATGGACTGTATCCCCAAAAAATTTCACCAATTCTTCGCGATGAAATTCATTGATTTCATAGAGATGAATTCGCGATTTAATCTGCTTCGCTCTGTTCTCCACATTTGCCATTGCCGGATGATTGAATAATTTATGATATAACGAAATCCCAAAATATCCATATCCCGCAGCACAATCCGCAAATGTAAAATTCACGATTTCATTCTCTGTTAAACGAGAGAACAACACATTTAGCATTTCTTCTATCAACCAATAGGGTGTAGTAATTTCACCATATGTATCTTTTCTATCAGAGGGAACATTAAACACTTGTGTAGCACCGTTCATATATATATCTTATAATGATTTGCGACGCGTAGAACGAGAACTACGGCCTTTTCTTGGACTTTTTCGTGTCGTAGTTCTCAATCTTCGGATAGAACCTGCTGGACTTCTTCTAGTAGAGCCTCTTGAACTCACCGAAATATTCCGTTCTCTCTTAAAAACGCCTTCTTGTTTATAGAAAGATACAGGACATCGTGGTAATCTTATAATAATTTGTCGGTCTTCAAAGAACTGTTTAAGATTAAATCCTAAAATATAGTCGTCTATGGTTGTCTTATATTTACTCATATGAAAATCAATGTATTCAACGAAATCTAGTATAAAATCATTGTCCTCAAATTCCATACCCTCTTCTATTGCTTCTTGAAGTTGATTGATTTGTTTGGACCTATCTTCTGAGAATTCTATTTCAGGATTTTCTTTAATAGGCAATAAAAAAGATACATATTGCTTTATTCCAGTTAAATCTTCTTGACATTCATCAATTAAATAAAACGCCTTTATTTCATTTCCACCCCCAAGAGGTTCCATTTCTGGAAGAACCATATTTTCAATATGAGATGAATTAAACTTCTTAAGTAATTTAACATTAATAAAATAATTCTGAGGAATGACTAAACCGTGTTTCAAAACAAACATTAATGTAGAACTTTCATCAGCAATTTTGTGGTCAAAATAAACCAATGTTTTTCCCAACTTTTTAAATGGATTGAAGAAATAGGCAACATCATTTTTATCCTTTTCACTCATATCTACGTCATAACTGTCTATAATCTTCCCCACATAGAAATGATAATTTGATGGAAGATAACCATATCGTTCTAATCGTTTGTAACCATGACGTCCATAACTTTGAGGTTTAAGTTTTATCATATCATATGCGTATTTTGACGCCCCCAATAAACAAATATGAACTGACATATCCTTATTGATTTCGTAGAATTGATTTATAGTTTGCATTATTTGACTTCCAGAATATGAGAAATCATCAAATATGACATTCTCTCCGTCATCAACGGGAGCATATGTAAAATGAATGTCGCGTATAGGAATATTGAGTATATTGATTAAAACATGATATCCGAGCATTGCAAACATAAATGTGGATTGACCTACATCGTGAATTGGTTCAATTAATATATATATGGTTTTCCCTCTCAAGTTCTCCATTTTGGAAACAACATCAAAGAACAAATCAAAAGTTTCCGAATAGGTAAAATAACGGACTTGATTGATTAAAAGACGAGCAACCTCTTGTCTACGCGGTGTATGTTGCACATGTATCCATTCCTCTACTTTTGCGGGATTTAAACCATACCTACCCGATTGAGAACGATACGATAAAATCGTATCAATATTTTGACGATAATATTGTTTGACTTGTTTGGTTAAAGAACGAATATTCATATAATATATTATAATATAATATATGAGTTTAGTATTTTATGGATTACAAGATTCATACATTACAGTTGCGAATGATGATGATTTAAAACTTGGAACAGGAGAATTCACTGTAGAGTGGTTTCAATACAGAACAGATGAAAATTCATTTCCACGCATATTTCAGTTCGATACTCATCCAAATGCCGAATTTGGTGTTTCTATAGAAAGTAATAAATTGTATCTATGGGCAAATTCATCTTGGATTTTAAATGTGGATATTGGCCAACACAAAAATCAATGGATACATTTTGCGATTACTCGTGATGCTACAGGTCGTATTCGTGTATTTAAAAATGGAGAAATTATAAAAACAGTCGTATATGGTGCTGCTATAAATCCAACAAGTACTTTATATATTGGTGGTCAAGAAAATTCTACAAACAATAATAGTTCTTTCGGAGGGAATTTGACAAATTTTAGATACGCGAAAAAAGCATATTATATATCTAATTTTAGCAGACCCATTGCTCCTTTATTGAATACAGAAGATACTTCATTATTATTATTATGTCATTATATCGTTCAAGCATTTAATGATTATTCTTCTAAAAATAAAGTATTAAGTGATAATCTAGTTACAACAGACACTAAATCTCCATTTTTAACCAATGTTCTTTCATTAACCACAAATAGTTCAAAATCATTTTTAACAGATAGTTCTAACCCAATGTCTCCAATCACCAAATGGGTTGATTTTTCATCTTATAATACTGAATTCAAATTAGAAAATACTTCTCGTGAAGATGATGAATTAGTATTTACAAGAAGCAGTAGTTCTGTTGCTACTCAATTAACCCCTCAAACACGAAGTTTAACAAATATGACAGTTTATGGATGGATAAAAGTAATTCATACTACAAATAATATAAATGTATTGACGATATTTGTAAATGAAGAAACAAATAATACAAATATATATGGTATTCATACAACAAACACTGGAGGACTTCGCATACGATGGAATGATAGTTTCTCAACAACATCTACCAATCTAAACATACCTAACAATACATATGTATTTGTCGCATTAACTGTAAATAAAGCATCCAAAGTCGCAAAAATGTATTTAAAAAATAGCACAATTAATTCAAACTATACTTTTTCTGAAGAGTTAGGTACATCTCCAATTTTATCCAATCTTATGATTGGTGGAAATTCGGTTAGTAATAATCGCTATTTTAATGGTTCAATGAAAACTCTTCAAATGTTTAATGCCGTTCTCTCTGATGCTCAAATCCAAGAACAATATCTTTTATCGGGACAACAATTGGGATATGTTGAATATCAAACCATCACTCCCTATAAAATCCAACTCGTTTATAACGAACCTGCGATGGGTCCTCCATTTCCAGAAGCATTCAAAACTACATTCTCTAATGCCGCAAACATTGTTGAAAGTATGATTATTCAAAGTCACGGATATCGAGAAAATCGAGATTACGATATGAAAGTCAATATTGATATTGAAGACTTAGGCGAAGGTATTATTGGTAGTTCTGTTATGACCCATTATTATATTATAAATGATGTTATTAAACCCGATATTCCTATAGAACAAACTATCACGCTAAATAGTACCGGTTTAGACACTCGTTTAAGTGCTACTAAAACTCTAAATGGAAAAACAGTTCCATCTTTACTTTCTACATTCGTCCACGAGATTTTACACGGATTGGGTATTGCGAGTTTCACTCAAGAACAACTTATACAATCTACATCTGGAAATATAGGAAATGTTGGATGGGATAAATATCTTGATAATTCAGAAGTCGGACAAAGTTGGTATGTGGGTTCTCACCCCAATGATTATACACGAAGCAAAGCAATTATGGCATATCGTGAAATAACAGGAAATCCCTATATTCAACGCATCCCCACTGAAAACAGTTTCTCAGAAGGAACAAAACATTCTCATTGGGAAGAAGGATTAACTACAGACGGAACTCCTGAACACCGTTATTATAACTATACAATTAACAATAAAACCTATGGAATATTCCATCCCGCTCTTCCAAAAGAAATTATGACAGGAATTAGCAACCCATCCAATTATATCACAAAACTTACAGCAGGAGCATTAGAAGATTATGGATATGTGATTGACTATAACAGTTTTTATATTGTAGATTATCCATCAAATGAAATTCAACAACCCGAAGACCCCGTATTGGTTTCTCTTACGAATTCTCAAGATTGGACGACACCTCAATACGTCAATTCTATTGAATACGCAATCATTGGTGGTGGTGGCGGTGGTGGCGGAGCATACGATTGGTCTGGTGGTGGTGGTGGCGCAGCAGGTTTATATAAAACAGGAAGTCGTCGTGTCATTCAATCCAATCCTTATAAAGTTGTAATCGGTCAAGGAGGAGCACAAACAACCTTTACAAGACCATCTTTAAATGAACAAAATGGTAACGATGGAAGTTCTACATCACTTGGTAATGTTGTCGCACAAGGTGGTGAAGGTGGGTTGGCAAGTCGTGTTCAACGTAATCAGACAAGAGGTGGTGGTGTAGCTCAAAGTCAAGACACTAGAGCAACTTCTGGAACCGGTGGCGGCGCACTTAATGGTGGTGGTGGCGGTGGTGGTGTAGAAGGAAATGGAGGAACTACCACAACCACTGGTGGTGCCGGTGGCTCGGGTATATTAAACGAATGGAATAATATTGTTTATGGTATAGGAGGCAGTGGTGGAAATATAAACGAAATTAAACATGGTTCTAACGCAACTTCAAATACAGGAAATGGTGGTAACGGCGCATCCACTACATCAACTTCCAACGCCCGAGGCGGTGCTGGTGGTTCCGGTATTGTTCTTGTTCGGTATGTTCGCGGTATTTTAAATGATGAAATCTTAAATCTCGATTTATTACAATATGAACTCCTCAATGAATTTGAAGAACAATTAGACCCATCTGAACCCACTCAAATCAATTTCGTGGATTTCATCAATACCCAATTCACTCAAAATAAAGTGCCAAATAAACAATCATTAAACGCGCTTAAACGTGCCCTTAAAGATTATAACGACCGTTTAAATACAAACAAGGGAAAAGTTCAGGCAACCCCTTTTGCCGAATTATTCACCCAAGTTTCATCCCAAGTGGATTTATCCACAAAGGAATTATTGGCGATTTCATCCACTCCATTCCAAGTAACGACTCTAACATCCAATGAACTCGCAGATATAACAACCGGAAATACTCTACTTTATTTAATGAACGAACCCAACGAGGTCGTTAAGTTAAGCATTGATGGAACCATATACGAAATCACTATTACAGAAACGGGACTTTCTATTAATTCATTAAATTATACACTTGATGAACAATTCACATTGGGAACTTACAAATTCATTGTTCGCTTCATTGGTTCTGTTGGATTACAAAGTCTATTAGAAGAACCTCCTGAACCCGTCACTCCTCTTCCTCGTATGGATACAGAAACTCTCACCAAAAAAATATTGAATAATCGCACAAATCAATCCCTATTTTCTTTGCTAAATTATTCCCGAAATCGTATTCTTCCTCAAAATAATTTCTTACCTAGTCAGACCGCATCCAACTCTGACCGTCTCCGCAAACTCAAAATAGAAAACCATATCAATGCGAACCATCGGTGAGACGACTATAAAATTCTTTCACCTTCTTGCTCGTCTTTATACTTGACAAACTAAAATCAGACAAATATAACCCATTTAATGAACGGACACGAGAGAGGGCTACATAGGCTTGTCCCGCTTCAAATACTTTTGACCCACAATTTATAACCGCATTATCAATTGTGGCACCTTGGATTTTATGAATGCTGACCGCATACGCCAATATGAGCGGCAACTGGCGC